ACATCGAGTTTGCTAAACTCCGCATTCAGAGCCGCCAGCTTTTCGCGCTCAGCATCAAACTGCATCTGGATATTGGCCATCTTCTGCTTTAGGAGCTCCGCGGAATCAGCGGCCGGTTTAAACGCATCCGACAAGTCAGGCACAGTCTTCGCAGCTGGGACTGACACTTCTGCCCCGACTCCACGCCGCTTATAGATTTCGGTTGCTGTTGCACTATTCATTCGAGGTGCAGCAGTAGGCAAAGGGGATGGCCCTGCATTCGGTGATACGCTATCTGCTACACGCTTAGCAGCTCGTTCCGCAATCTCTTGGATTTCTTCCGCGGATTGCTCAAACTGGTCTGTCATTTGCTGCAATGGAGCCTTTGCAGCCTGCGCAGCTTTTTCCATGGGAGCAGAGATTACCTGCTCCATTGCCTTTCCCGCACGTTCCACCGGCTTTGATATAGACTGCTCAACTGTTTTTCCGAGGCCCTCAAAGCTGCGTTGCGCTGATTGATTAGCACCGGCTGCGATTGCCTGCATCTGTTCATTGAGCTTCGATGCGATACGCAAATCCAGCGTTATAACACCAACAGAAGTGCCAGAATTTTCACCTGCCATGTACTCACCTCCCATTCGGCGCAAACATCGACGCCATTGCTTGCTCAATCTGAGCAAACTGCTGCCGCAAATCCTGTTCCGGTAAGCACAGTATTCGCTCTGCTCTTACGCTCTCCCATTCCGCTTTTACAGAGCGTTGCTCTGGTGTAAACCGGTGAATGATTTCTTGGTCGGTTTCTGAGCGAATTCCAACAACTCGGCCGAGCGGAGTGTCATCCATTAATCCGCTGACCATCTTAGACCAATCGGAATATTTTAAATTCTCTTGTTCTGATGGCAGCACTCCATACTGCTTGGCAATACTCTGCTCAATTAGCACCCGATCATGATCCACGTCATACCACTGGTTACTGCTCGGAAACTGATGATTTTTCTGCCTGAAATCGGGCGGCCACTTCCTCTGGTTCTTCCCCTGTCATTGCAGACATAACTAATTCAAATAGCTTCTGGTATGCAGGGAAAGGCAGATCCTTTTCGTCAATCTCTTTGGCTGCTTTTTCTCCCAGTGCAAGTCGCAGCACATCGTCCATGTTTTTTTCAACGCTATCCTTGTCATTTGTCATCTTCATCAGCTTTTTAACGGTCTTCTGTCGGTCATCAACCGGATAGACTTTATCACCAATACGAATTTCCGGAGTGCCTACCAATAATTTTTCATCTAGCGTGTACAATTTTCCCATTTGAGATTCCTCCTAAAAATCTAGCCCCCTGCAAATGCAGAGGGCTGTTTGTTATTTCCGGTATTAAGTTATTATTCGCCCGAAGAAGAGCCAGGAGGAGTGTAAACAGGCTTCCCGTGGCTCATAACATCAAACTCAAGCTTATCAACATTCGTACTGTCGCCACCACCTGGGGCGGTAACGTTAATAACGCAATTAAACTCCAACTTTCCACCACTGGGAAACTCCCAAATAAACTTACTACTGCAATCGCGGCCAGACTTCCACGCCAGCCCTGCAACATAATCATTGCCTGGGTCGCCGTTGTAACGCTTACCCGACATTGTGATAGAGAAACCTTTACCGGTCATAAGACGCTTGGGCCAGCCAGCTGCATCCATCGGAGTCCACTCTTCCACCTTACCGTCCATTTTCACAGAAAAGGTTTCCATTTCCATTACGGTCATCATATCGGCAGAAGTACTCGCTTCGCCCTTCGTGCCAACCTTGAACTTATTTTCAAATACCGGGAAAACACCATCCATGTAATCAAATCCTTTCGTAAGTAATTTTTAGTTGTACGACAAACTCGCTAACCCCGTTTTTATCTTTTCCAACCGAAACGGGGCCAGACCCCGGATCAATCTTAATAGCAAGGTTGTCTCCCATAACAACGCGCGACGAGCCATAAAACAGGCGATACAGCTCCATTGCCTTTCGTTCCGCCTCATCAACACTTTTTGTCCAGTGAAGCAGGACCGAGGCACCGCGCTCTTGGTATCCGGTCTGTTCCGCGCCACCCAAGCAAATGCGCTGTGTGCTGCCGGGAAGTTTGAGAGGATACACGCCTACAAACTTATCTTTGTTACCGTCAATGGAGCCTACAGCGATACAATTGCAAAGCTCAGGCATCTGCATTTTAATCCAGTCCCGAAGCTGCCCTAACGTCAGCATTACAGTCCAGCCTCCTTTTTATAGAGTTCTACAAAAGTG